CACGCCCGCCTTTTGCGCTTCCAGCCAGTCAGTCGATGCCTGATTCGCCTGGATCAGGTCATACGTCCAATCGCTGCCGTGAACGAACGGCTCGCCCGTGACGATCGCTGCCCGCCACGCCTCTTTGACTGCGGTCGCGTCGCCTGATTGCAGTTTCTTGGCCGTGTTCTGCAACCGGGCGCGCGGCACCCCGCCCGAGCCGAACCACCCAGCGGCGAACTGCTCGACGTTCTGCCACCGGCCCAGCGTCCACGCCGCATATGCGATCGGGCTCAGCCCCACGGGCAAGCCCGCGATCGTGTACTGGCGCTCGTGCCAAATGTCTTGCGGGAGGTAATACTTCCCGTTGATCTGATACGACGTGATCTGCTGGTCGCGGGTGTGGATCGACACAGACTGCGAAAGCTGCAAGTCGATGCGCGCGGGCAGCCCGTTTCCGTCACGCGCGCTGATGATGCCGATCACGTTGCCCACGCGATCAAGGTCAACCTGACTGCTGTACAGCCACTCAATCAGCCCGACCCGTTCGCCCCCGGGGTTGACCAGCACGGGCGGCGTCGGCGCCAGCACGTTGATCGTCGAGCCATCGGGCATGCGCGCCTTGCGGAACACGCTCAGCGGCAGCGTAGACAGCAGGTCGGCGCGCAGCCGGATGCACGCCCACACGGCCGAATTGCGCAGCGCTTGATCCGGGGAGACGAACGGCATCCCCTGCTGAGTCATCCCCGACCGCAGCGGGATCAGGTCAGTCCAGTTGGTGATGCCAAAGAACTCGCGCAACGCCTGCATGTTCGTCGCGCCGCCCGTGCCCTGCAAGATCTTGTCGAGCGACGTGCCCGCCGAGTGCCCGTTGCGCGGGCCGGTGAACACGCCCATCAGCCGGGCATCCTGCGATCAATCGCCAAGCAGAACAAGCCTGCGCACAGCAGCGCCACCCACCACCCGATACCGGGCAGCGCGTAATCGACGATCCCGCCGATCGACGCTGACACGAGCAGCGCCCCGGCATAACCGGGGATCGCGCGGCGTACGCGCAAACTGCGCGCAAATACCCACGCGTGACCCGCCGCTGTGACCGTCGCGAGCAGCAGTCGCGTGCGCCAGTCGGGCGGGCGCGGCTCGAGCGCTTGCCCGTCTTGCGCTGCTCGCTCGTCGATCGCTGTCAAAGATCCTCCCGGCGTACGCTGAGCGCATGGGCACAGCGCGCATGTATCTCAACGGCGTGCTCGTCGGCACTGGCGAGACTCACCGCGACGAGCAGGGCGTGCTCGTCGTGAGCTCGTTCGACGCGCTGCCCGAAGCGCCGCACCCCTGGCTCGCCGGCGATATGCCGCCTATGTCCTGGTCGTTTCGCCGTGACGACCCAGACGGCGCCGAGTGGTATCGCTGGCCGCCGGCGGGCGAGACGTCGCTGACGTTCACAGTCGATCTCGACGCTGAGCACGAGACGCGTCTGCGCGAGTTCATCGACGCTGTGGAGCAGCGCGAGCGCGATGAGCGCTGGCGCGACGCTATCGAGGCGCGCGATCAGCGATCTTGACGCTGTGCTCGTCGGCGGCATCTGGGACGGCAAGACGTTTCGCGTGCCCGACCCGCCGCCGCCGCGCATCGAGGTCGCGCTCTCGTTGCGTCCGCTCACGCTCGTGATGCTCGACGAGCCGGATGATCCCGCCGCGCTGCTGCACGAGTTCGACAGCGTGTCTTATTACTACGGCGGGATCCGCGACGACGGCGTGCGCTGGTACTGGCGCGAACGCCGCGCAACATAGTGTTGCCGCTGGTTAGACGCGCACGCCCTCGCGCGCCAGATGAGTAAGGCCGGCGTCGTCGAGCAGCCCTGAGTCGTACAGACGCTTTAGATCAGCAGGGCCATAGACGCCTAGACGGCACAGCCGCAAGATCTCAGCGAGGTCGAAATGCACGCTGTCACGCACGTCGTAATCCCCGCCGCCGAACTGCTGCCAGCCCCAGTGCGCGAGCGTGTACGCGACGAGCGGGCTGATATCAACCGCGACGTGCTGCCGGTCCCACGCCTGGCCGTCTGACAGTTTGCGCGTCATCGCGCCGGCCAGCGCGTTGCTGACCTCCCGGTCAGACGCGTGCCTGATCTTGTCGTCGCGAACAGCGTCATAGAACGAGCCGAACGCGTGCGCCATCTCAGTAGCGTTCGGGCGCTCGACTTTGAGCTCGCTCGCAAGGAACTCGTCAATCAGCGAACCGGCCGCGGCTCGAGGGTCGATCACCCACACAGCAGGCCCGTGACGCCGGTCCAACTCGCGCGCCCGCCCGAGCACCCACGACGTACCGGGCTGATGGTCGCAGATCTCGACGTATGCGCCCGAGTAGTCATCAGCGTCGATCTGCCCGCACACGGCGATCGCGCTTGCGCCGCGGTCGGGCGTCGTGTCAACGCCGAACACGACGCCGGCCGGGCGGGGCGCGTCGCGCAAGGTGGTCGCCTCCCACCACGGTTTAGGGATGACCGCCCAACCGTCTTTGAGCGCGGGATAACGCCCGATCCCGAGGCGTTCAGTGCCGTACTGCTCATCGGTCATGCCCCGGCGCTCACGCTCGACTGATTCAAGCGTCAGCCCCGTGCCGTTGCTGTGGATCAGCCCGAGGCCGGGGTTGGCTTTGTACAGCGAGTCAAGCGCGTCACGGTCGTCGTGCTCAGTGCAGTCGCTCGGGCAGTATTCGTGGTGCGCGTCGATCGACCACTCAGCGAACCACAGGTCGGGGTCGGGGTGATCCGACTCGACAGCAGCGACGCCGCGCGAGCGGATCAGCGCCAATTGCGTGCTCTGCGCGCCGAGTCCCGCTGAGCCCATATAGACGACTTGCGTGCCCGCTTCGGTCGCCATCTGCCGGGCGCTCAGCGTGGGAAGTGACCCGCCGACCGCCTCGACGGCCAAGATCATCGCCTCGTCGTACACAACACAGTCGCCAGAAAACCCGCGACCGCTCGACCCGCTGCGCGCGATGTAGCTCAGCCGCGCGCCGTTGCGCAGTTCAAAACCTTCCTCGCCGTGCGCCTCGTTGACCCGCATGATCTGCCGGTCAAGATCCGGGTTTGACTCAAAGATGATCCGCATGCGGCGGAAAGCCTCTTTGGCCGTTTTGAACTGGTGCGCCGTGTGGATGATCAGCGACTCATGGAACAAGAACAGCCCGGCGATCTCGCGCGCTTCCAAGATCGCGCCTTTGCCGTTCTGCCGCGGACAGATCAGGCAGATTTCCCAGGTCAGCCAGCGACCGTCAGCACGCTCAGCGAGCATGCCGACGAGCGACCAGCGCTGCCAGTCATCCAGCACGAGCCCGGCGCGCGCAGCGAAGTCGATCGCCTCAACACCCGCTGATGAGACGCCGGCTGGCGCTGCGTGCAACCGGGGCCGCTGATCACCTATTCGCCCGCCCGCGCTGCCGCCGGCGGGCCTCCACCTCATCGCGTCGGGCACTTACCAGCCTTTGCCAGCGCGCCGCTTGCGCCGCTGCGCTGCAACCTCGTCGAACCCCTGTCCCGAATCTGGCTCGCCGTCGTGCGACTGCGCTCGCATGCTGAGCCCAAGCAGCGCGTCGCGGCGGCGCGAGATCTGCACAAGCCGGTCGATCGCGTCGAGCACCATGCGCTGAGATCCCTGCGTCGCAGCAGTCCGCATCACTGTCTGCGCGGCCCGCTCCATCGACCCGAGACGTTCCAATTCCAGCGACAGCGCGTCAGCCTCGACGTCGCGCTCGTGCGCGCGCAGCTTCAACGCCCGCTGCGCGTCCTGAACCGCAGCTGAGGCCGTGCTCAGCGTCGGCTCGTTATCGCAGATCTGCTGATACGTCATCCCCGCCGCGCGCATCGACAGCACGCGATCGCGTCTCGCCGCGACCTCACGGCGCTCGCGCTCAGTCGGCATCAGACGAGTCTTGGTCTAGGTCGAGCGGACGGCCGGGGTCGAACCGGCCTCTCCCCAGTGGAACCGGGGCGCGTCACCGACGACGCCTCGCCCGCGCGCTCAGGATACGGGAGCGCCCGCTTGGCCAGCAGACGCCGCATCGACTTGTCGAGCGGCATGCCGTACCGGTGCTTACCGGGCAGCGTCACCTGACGCGCGTCGGGGTCGATGTGCGCGCGCAGATAACTAAGCGACTGGCGTGTGCGCCGCCCCGACCCGAACTGAACCCCGCCCATTGAGCGCGAGTGGCGCAGTCTGCCGTCAACCACGAAACACACCTGCGGCGCGGACGTGCCGAGGTAAATCCAGTTGCCCGCCTGGTAGATCCCGCCGTGGTGGCCGTGCGCGGGATCCGCGAAACTGATGATCAACCGCAGGCCGGGCGCGGATCGTTTGAGCTCGTCGATCGCTTTGCTGACGATCTGGCTGACCGGGTGCTCGTGCTCGCGCAACGCGACCCGCGTCAGTTCGCACACTTGCGCCGGCCCGAGCCCGTACGCGTTGCCCAGCGACGCGCTCGCACCACGGGAGAATATGACGCAGCCCTTAAAGACGCCCGCCTCCCACACGCCGAGCAGCACACGCCGGGGCGGGGGCATCGCGGCCGAGTAATGCCAGTTGAGCACCGCGAACTTGGCCGCAGCGTAACTGCACGACTGCACGTCAAGGCTGCTGGTCAACTCGCCCCGCCAAGTGCTCAGGGTCGTTCGCGACGTCGTAACCGCAGCGCTGGCAGATACGCGGCGCCAATTGGTCAAGCGGCGGAACCGTCCCGCCGTCCGGGCCGAAGTCGGGGCGCAGCGCGCGCAGATCTTCGGGCACCCACCCCGACCCCCGGAAGTCGCCGCCGAACGTGTCGAGCAACGCGACGAGCATTTCCCGGTCATACCCGCCCAACTCAGCGAGCCTGTTGTCAGCAGCGTTGACCCGCCGCGCCTCATCCCAGTCGTCGAACTCAGTGAACTCGACGCGCGCCGTCTTAACGCCGGCCCACCCCGGAGCGTTCGGGAAGTCAGGGAACTCGCCCGCCAACTGGTCAGCGCTCATCGCAGCGAGCTCACGCATGCCCCGCCATGTGTGATTGCCCGCAACGATGACGTGCTCGCCGTCAACCTGCCACACAACGATCGTGCGGTACTGGCCGAAACGCGCGAGCGACTGCTTGATCTCATCCAGCGCGCCGACCCTGGGGTTGCCGGGGAACGGCACCAGGGCGTCAAGCGTCACCGTGTCGTATGCGACGTGACGAGACAACAGACACCACCCGGCCCGCGTTGACTTACACCCTAGGAACGGGCCGGGCGGCTCAGCGCCGCAGCCGGCCGCAGATGCCCTCACTATTCGATGGATGGTGAGGCAGCAAACGTGTACCGCGACGCTGTGCCGCCGAGCCTAGCGCCGGCCAGCCCGCGCGCACACGGGCCAGCCGGCTAAGCCCGGTTATGGCCATCAAAACGCCAAGCGAGTCGCCGGTAGGCAACGTGTGCCTCTCGGGTACTGCCTGATGAGTGGATGCCGGGCCGTGCTCGACACACTAGCGCGACGGCCCGCCGATGCGCTGCTCAGCGCGCCTGTCGCCGTACCCCTCGCCATACACGTCCATGCGCTTGACCTCGTTATGCGGCCCAAGCGCGACGTCCCACGAGCACCAAATGCCCATCGGCCGGAACACGACAGCGCCGACCGGGGGCCGGTGCATCGCGATCACGCAGTCGAGCGGGCGCTCGCAGCAGCCAAGACAATGCTCGCCCGCAGGGTCGCAGTTGTGCTCGGGCCCATCCACGCGCCCAGTGTGTCGAACCTTCCTCGCGAGATCAACACTGGCGCCACGACGTTGCAGCAGCCTTGATCAGGCGCTTGCACCCGAACACGCGGGCGATCGAACAAACCGTCGTTCAGGAAGATCAACCCCGCCGGCCCGAACGAACCGTCGAAACACGCGGCTCGAGGGCTCGCATGTCACGAGCGCAACCCGCACACGCCTCCGGGCACAGCCAGTCATCACCCGAACAAGCCGCCGGCCCGCCAGTCTGAACGGGTCGCCCGGTCTGAGCAGCGCAAACGCGTGTTCGGGCAAACTGTTCGGGTCACAGCGCGTCACCCGACGGCATTGGCGCAAAACCCGGTCTGAACTGCGGAAATGTCACCACGCGGGGAGAGAAAAAGCCTGGCGAC